CTTATATTTGATACGAGGCTGCTGCTTACGGCTGGTGGTGTCGAGGCTGCGGCCACAATCGCCACGACAACCGCAGGCGAGTTGACAACCAACAGCAACACACTAACATCTGCAAACTGTACTCGTGTTTTGCTTGCCCCTGTGAGTCTTATCGAACTCCAGACCGGAGACGGTGAATCCCTGCGGAGGCCGTTCTTAGTGCGTGGCCCGTCAATCGTAAATTCAGACCAGCTGCATTTCTCCGCAGGTACGCTTGCGGCGGGTATCGCTGCTTTGGCTGCTGTGGGCATACAGAGTCGTTCGCAGGCCCAGATAGCGGATGTGGGTTTACCAAGAGCCTAAACAAATAAACCAATAACCAATTAAAGGTTAAATATCTTTTAAGTAAGGAGAAAACAAATGTTGATTGATATTTTTAGAGGCTCTGCCTTCTCTTGTGTAGAGTTGACCGACGTGATAAACAGACTCAAAGTTACACCAAGTCGTATTGGTGGAATGGGTCTTTTTGAAACAAAAGGTGTAAGAACGGTGGATATTGGCCTGGAGGAGTTAGACGGTGTTCTTGCTCTTATCCCGACAAGTGCGAGAGGCACGCCGCCGATTGTCAATACGCCGGAAAAACGAACACTAAGAACGCTTAGAGCATCTCACCTGAGCCTGGCTGATACTGTAATGGCTGATGAAGTACAGGGTATTCGGGTGTTCGGAACTGAAAACGAACTGCAAACTGTAAGCGAGGTTGTGGCCGGGAAAATTCAAGCGATGAAGCGAAAGCATGAGGCAACGCTGGAGCATCTCCGCCTCGGAGCGATCCAAGGCATAGTGCTGGATGCCAATGGGACTACTGTAGTTCATAATCTGTGGGATGAATTTGCGTGTACGCCGGACGTTGTTGAGTTTGACTTCACAGCAGCTACACCAACGATTAAGGCTTCATGTTTGGCTGTAAAACGAGCCATCGAAGAAAATCTTGGTGGGCGAGTGTATGACCATATTCACTGCTTCTGTAATTCGACGTGGTTTGATTTACTTACCAATGAGGCCGGTGTTATTGCGTCTTATGCCCGATGGATGGACGGAGCAGCCCTGCGTGACGACATGCGTACAGCTTTTGTTTATGGCGGCATACTTTTTGAGGAGTATCCGGGCAGTATCGGCACTACCGCTTTTATTCCGACAGTAGCGGCAGGCAGCCCCGGTAATGCGTTCTTCTTCCCGGTAGGCGTGCCCGGCCTGTTCAAAACATATTTTGCCCCGGCGGATTATGTCGAAGCGGCTAACAGTATTGGTTTGGAATACTATGCTAAGCAAGAAAGGTTACCGTATGATAAAGGTATCGGCATTGATACCCAGAGTAACCCTCTATGTGTTTGCACCAAACCGATGGCTCTTGTTCGGGGACAGTACGTGTAATCACTATGAGCGATTATAGGATACAAATAGGTGAGACCGAAATAGAGGCTACAAATCCAGTAAACTCTGTTTCGGTCTATAACCTAATCTGTGATGTTGTCCGAATGACAAAAACCAATACGGCCTTGGGCGTGACAGAAGTCCCTGTAGTAGTAGTCACCGCCATGCCCTGTAGTATCAAGTGGCTGTCCGGTAAAGAGAGTCTTAAATTCAACAAGGAGACCCACGAACTCGACGGAACACTTTATTGTCGAGTCCCGGCTGGCGTCACTATCGTCAACACCGACAAGGTCTATTACAACAGTGAATACTACGAAATAGGAAATGTACTTGATGTAAACAATCTTGGCATACTTCTGGAGATTTCTCTGCGGAGGATAGCATGAAAATAGAACGCCACACGGATGAAGTATCAGAAGAAATTCGCAGTCGTTGTTTAGCGGCACTTTTAGGTTGTGCCCCAGGCATTGTCAAGTCGGCGAAGAGAATATCCCCGATACGAACAGGCCTTCTTCGTCGAAGTATTCAGGCGGATGTTGATTTCAACAACTTAACTCTCATTGTTGGATCACAAGTGCCGTATGCCGGATACGTTGAAAACGGGACAAGCAAGATGTCTGCTCGGCCCTATCTTCGTCCGGGGTTAATGGAAAACAAAGCTAACATACGCAGAATGTTTATGCTGGCAGGACTTAAAGGGATTGGTTTAGCGGAGACAGCATCCGGTTTGGGGGTAGAAATATGAACGCATTATTCACAGCCCTGTATACACGTTGGAACACTAATATGTCCCCTCATATTCTCTATAATACAGAGGCTATAGGGGAGGTTGTCTGGCCGTATGGTACAGTGGCACTCGTGAGCGATGTGCCGGACTGGACACAGCTGGAAAACTTTGAGGATTGCCTGATACAATTTAACCTATTTAGTGAGACGCCGGATTGTTCGGAAGTGGGTCTAATGTTTGAGGCATTGAAAGCAGCATTTGACAAACACGACCTTGCCATTGTGGGTTGTGAAACAATGAGTCTTGAACGACTCCAGGCCAACTTGATCCGCGTAGAGAACAAGTGGCAGTACATTGTAACTTATTTTGTGAAAATTCAAATTCTTTAGGAGATATAAATATGGGAACTCCCAAGCAAGGATTTTTTGGTAGGGTTGAATTAGTTGGAGGCCAGAGTCTTGGCACTACCAATTGGTCTATGAGTGGTGGCGGAAGGACGCCGCTTGCAATCGATGAACAAAGGGATGATGGG